GAGGCGAGCTAAATTCGGGGGTGGCCACCCCCTTTACATAGATAAAAAAATTTGGGATGTGAACGCACATGGATAACGAAATGTGGGACATGTTAATCGATAAGCAAAACAAATTAAAGTCGAAAATGATAGATGAGATAGGGAAAATTTGGGGAGTGCAATTTGTGTTCGAGGGAAAAGAAGCACTAAATTTAAAGGTCTTCTCTCGTAATCTTGATACACTAGTAGAGAGATTCGAGGACGCTGGAGAGTTCATAAGCGTTGGTAGCAAGATGGAAAAAGTATTAATAAACAAAGAGAAACTACTGTATCTTAGCATTTATAAAACGGGGGAAAGCATACGATGAATATTTGTCAATTCGCTGGAAGAGTAAGTGAGGAAGCGGAACTAACTTACACAGATAGAGGCATGGCCAAGTGTAAATTCAAGATGGTCGTCGGAAAGGGTGGAAGTGATAAAGAATTTGAAGTACCTCTAATCGCACTGGGAACCCTCGGCGAGAAACACGCAGGAGAGCTAAAGAAAGGGGTCAAGGTGCTAGTTAATTCCCACTTTGAACCGTATACCTACCCCTCTAAATTTAAAGAGGGACAAATGAACACAGTTACGCAGTTTCTAGCACGCGACATTCTCCTACTTGCGCAGGAAGATATTTCAAAATATTCGGTGAATGTTGAGGGGATTAAACTGCCTTGGGAGTGATACCAATTGATTTCTACTATTACGAGCTTACTAGATTCCGCTTTAGACTACGCTAATCGCGGTTGGTATGTATTCCCCTTAAAAGCTGGCTCTAAGATTCCTTTTCTAAAGTGGAAAGACGAGGCAACGCGAGACGAAGAAAAGATAAGAGCATGGTGGACTAAGAACCCCAACTACAATATTGCAATTGTCACGGGAGAGAAAAGCGGAATTATCGCAATGGACATAGACCCACGCAGTGGGGGAACAGAAACACTGTTTGAACTTGTTACAAAACACGAGGCACTACCACACACCACCGCTTTTAAAACAGGCGGTGGGGGAATGCACTACATCTTTAAGCATCCAAATTACAAAGTTACTACTACATCCAACGTATTTCAGGGAATTGATTCTAAGGCTGATGGGGGCTACATTATTGCCCCTCCCTCCCTGCATGCGAGCGGTAAAAGATACGAAGTGCAAACGATTGGAACGCTTGCACAAGCCCCGACATGGTGGGCGGAAAAAGTAAAAACACCAGAAAAAATAATCATCGAGGGGGTGAGAAAAATTATTGAAAAACCGTTTCCAGCAGAAAAATACCTACAAGGCGACCCCATTTCAAAAGGGGGCAGGGACGAAACACTTTATAAAATGGGTTGCTCTATGCGCAGATACGGACTAGACAAAGACGAGATATATAACATGCTTTGCGAAGTTAATGAAACGCGGTGTATACCCTCGTTAAGTATAAAAGATATCGCGCGCATTGCGGAATCCTCCGTGAAGTTTGAAGCTGGCGTTGTCGTGCCTGTGGAGTTTGGGCAGGAGCAAGTTACATTCAACACAGAAGGCTTAGAGACACCTGTTCACTATCAAGTGCGATGGGAGGGCATCTATCACACCACGTTCAAAGGGGATGTCCCTCAAACAAAAAAGATTTTCCCCCTCCCAGTGGAGATAACAAGGAGACTGAAAAATGTAGACACGGGAGAGGAAAAAATTGAAATCTCGTTTTATAGAGACGAGGCTTGGACATCTATAATCGTACCACGTAGCACTGCATTTAACAGCTCAAAAATAATTGACCTAGCAAATACAGGACTACCTATTTCCAGCTCGAACTCAAAAGAGATGGTGCGCTACCTTACCGATTTCGAAAGCGCAAACTTAGAAAAGAGGCCGGAATACTCTGTTAGCCGTCTTGGTTGGGTGGGTAAAGAACGATTTGTTCCATATCTTGCAGATAACATCCAGCTCGACGCGCCCGACTCTCTAAAGAAGGGGTATGTATGTTCGGGTGAGGTGAGTAAGTGGGTGCGCGACATCGAACCAGTTTTAAATTTTCCAGTGGCACGCTTTATCTTGGCTTCTTCGTTTGCATCTCCGCTTTTAAAATTGCTCGGTGTACGAAGTTTCGTTGTCTATGCCTATGGCGCAAGTGGCGGAGGAAAAAGTACAGCGGTGAAAGTGGGGCTATCCGTGTGGGGGAATCCCACAGATACGCTTGTAAAATTCGGGGATACAGTAGTATCCATCGAGAGGCGCGCGGCGTTCCTGTGTAACCTCCCGTTGGGCTTAGACGAGAGGCAAAGCGAATACGATCAAAGTAAAGTGGATCAGCTTATCTATATGCTGGCAAATGGGCAATCAAAAGGTAAAGCGATGCGCGACGGTATGGGACTACAAGAGCAAACAACATGGGACTTAATCACAATAGCGACTGGGGAAGATGCCTTAACGAACACTCATTCAAAGGGTGGGATTGTGACCAGAACTTTAGAAATCTTCTCCCGACCAATCCCAGATGATAACTTGGCCGTATCCCTACACGAAAAACTAAACGAAAATTACGGGGTAGCAGGTCTGGAGTTCTTAAACTACATCCTACCACGAAAAAAAGAGTTAAAAGATTTATATTCATCTGTTAAGGATGATATGCGCACAATTCACGAGGAGAATATTGGTACTCACCTTTCCGCTGTGTGCTGTGTGCTGGTCGCAGACTACTACATGAATAAAATTTTATTTGGCAAGGATGACCTTGCAGATTCAATTCATCTCGCATCTAGCGTGTTGAAACAACTTACAACAAAGGAAGATATGGACGATGCTAAGAGAGCTTACGAGGCGTTTTTAAGTTGGTTCGCTGTGAATGAAAATTCTTTCAGCGCACTAGCAAAAGAAGAATATGGATGGGTGAACACCCAACCAGTGACATTAATCTATATCTATCCAACGATATTTAACCGCACGATGAAAGAACTAGGGTTCAATGAAAAGCGGATCAAGCAGGAGTGGGCGAGAAGAGATTGGATAAAAACAGAATTGCGTGGGAACGAAGGGAAAGTTCGCTTTACCGTTAGAGAGTGGAACGCAGACAAAAAGGAGCGCGTGGGAGTTATTGCGGTGAGAAAATCAGAAGGAGTGTACCCTAGTGTACCCTAGTGTACCACTCAGTGGACCATTGAAAATCCAGTAAGAATAAGGGTTATATATATATAGTGTCCACTATGTACACTATATATAATATATACCCCCCATGTATTTTCTCTCTCTCTTACACAAATTTTTATAGTATTAATTTTATATAGTTATATACCTGTAAATTTGTGTACCATGTGGACCATAAACGCTAGAAGCGTTGGTACTACTGGATTTATTAGAGGTACACAGGTTAAAAAAGAGTGGAAAAACGTGGACATAATAGTGTACCACTGGAAAATAAAAAGGGGAAAAACCAATGTTAACAGAAAATTCAGTGTATGGAATACAGCGCGAACAAGAGGAACTCATCGAAAGTGTCATAAATATCCTGAGCTACACGGAAATAAAAGCGTCTCTAGCGATCTGGGAAGCACTAGAGGGTAAAGATTCGGCTACGTTGGTAATGTCGTCTCTAGCGGACAAATACAACTTCACACGCGCAAGCATCGTTAACGCTATACGGAAACTAGCATGCGCAAGAATTTTGAACTCTCAATCCTTGGGCGTTAAAGGAACTTTTATCAACATCTTAAACCGAAACTTTTTCGAGCATCTGGAGAGGCAAAACCGTTGTTATCACTGAGTTGGAGGGGTGTATGCCCTTCTTTTTTTTTACGCTAAAACGAACATATTTCCGCAAACATATATTTTTAATATACAATCTATTTAGGAGGTGCATGATGGGCAAAGCACAACGAGACAAAGGAATGCGGTTTGAAAGAGAAGTAGCAAAAGAGCTAGGTGGGACAAGGGTACCATTGTCTGGAGCCATGGGCGGAGAGTACATTGGAGATGTAAAAGCACTAGGTCTTACGATTGAATGCAAGGCTAGAAAAGACGGCTTTAAACAGCTATATAAATGGCTCTCCAGTTCCGACGCGCTCGTTATAAAAGCAGACGGGAAAGAAAACTTATTCATCATACGAACATACGAGCTATTAAGGCTCTTAAATATAGATCACAAAAGCGAGGACGAACTAGAAATATACTCGCGTCTGGTTACTACAAAAAGAAGACTAGATGAATTAGAAGCGGTACTAGCAAAACAGTACAACCCTCTTAGTTTTGGGGAAAGATTATTGAATATTCGGAAAAGAAGAAAGCAGGCAATAAAAAATGTTGCTGACTTTATCGGCGTAACACAAGAAGTAGTCAGCGATTGGGAAAATAACGTATCTAGACCAACGCTAGAAGAAATTATTCTCTTATCCCGTTTCTATTGCGTTTCATCTCGATATATAGAACTGGGGCTAATCGAACGAGGGGAAGACAGATTAGAGAGGGAGCAAGAGCCAGCATGACGGAAGAACATAAGCAGATGGGGTTATTTACGGAAAGAATAAGAACGACCGAGGGGATAAAATATGCTTGCGTGTGTTGTAGAGCGCGCTTTATCCCAAACCATGAATTGAATTTTGTGTGTCAAAAATGTATGGAAGAGGTGGGCAACGATTGGGATTGCGAAAAGACACGTTTAGATACATAGAAAAAGAAATCTATGACTATCCGCAAACTCTAACGCATTTACAAGAGCTACGCGAGGATATAATGTATGCTACTCCCGAGGTGCAGGAAATACGTAGCACCGATATATCAGACCCCACATTTCGCACCGTCTCTATACTAACAACACACAAATTAAAATTGCGCATGGAAGAGATTATATTTGTTATCGACCTAGCGTTCGTCAACACACTTCCAGAAATCCGAGACATCCTACAAGATAAATATTGGCATAATCCTGCCAAGCGTTGGGCGGATGTAGCAGAACAATACAACACTCACACACGCCAACTTCATAGATTTCGAAGTGCTTTTGTACAAGACATTGCGAGACGGTTAGGAATGAACTAAAAAAAGGCCATCGGCCTCTTTTATTTTGCTTCTTTAAGCATGTATACGTCCCGTGTTACACGCGCATTCACTTCATCTATACGCTCAACTTTCTTCTCTACACGTAGTATGTCTTCTTTTAACTCGTCTCTAACAGCATCTACTTTAGTATCTAAGACACTTACTTTATTGTTTAAGTCTATTAGATGCTTATCTATTCTATTTAGTAACTCAATTATCTTATCATTTTGCATTCGGTACACTTCCTTTGTATCTATTCTACTACAAATATTATCTTTTCTCCTGCTGTGTATTTGGATAATGTTATGATTGCTTAGGATTTGGCTGATCCTTTTCAATTAACCAAACGTTACGGAACTTTATGGCCTTGATCTCTTCTCGTATGCACAGGCTTCTTATATATCCCTCAGAAAGATTCCATTTTTTAGATGCTTCCAATACGCTCATGTGAGTATCAAACACAGTATCACCTCCCCTTTATACTCATATTATAACACCTTCGTCGTCGTTTGTAAATGGTTATCTAATAATACAACGGGAAAATCTTTCATCTTGTTTTACTTTGTCGATAATCATTTCTTTCAGAGCTTCTATTTCTTCATCTCTATCTAGCTCCGTGGGTTGATAGTCTTTTCTTTCACGGTCTACCATGATGCGAGCGAATCGCCCGAAGAAGGGTTTTTCTTCTAATACAGGTGGGTACTTACAATTTTCGATCGGTACAATAATCCTTTCTTTAAGTAACTCAACTTGATCCAGATAAATTATCTCCACATATTCCCTAGTTGTTAACATTTTCATTTCCCCTTTAGTGTGTGTTGTTCATTGTAACACCTTCGTCGTCGTTTGTCTAGTAATTCGAGCATCCCCACTCGACGTATTCTGTTTCTCCTTCGCCATACGTACATGACTCAAGTGTAATTGTTCCTAGATCGTTAAGAGTGGATACTGTTTTCTCTATTACTTGATTTAATCCGTACTCGTTTACTAGATCGATCATGCTAGAAGCGAATTCTTCAACATCATCAATGTCAACTGTTTGCGTTGTGAATCGTTCTTCTAAAATATTTTCTAACTTTTCTTCTTGTTCGATTGTTATTTCAAATATGTCTTTCATGTTCATTTCCCCTTTAGCGTGTTGTTCGCTTGCTATACTCATATTATAACACCTGCGTCGTCGTTGGTCAATAGTTATAACAAAGTAAGTGTATTCTGAATTTTGTCCGAAACCTGTCCACATTTGCATATAAAATTGGTATATAATGGTAATATAAAAATTGTGTAAACGCTTGTTCCCTGCTGGTTCAAGCTCAACTAAACCCCTACCAAGTGGAGGGGTTATTTCTTATGGAAAGGACGGAAAAATGAAGCTAACAGACAAGCAGAAAGCCTTCTGCGATTACTATATTATTACTTTAAATGCGTCTGAGAGCGCACGAAGAGCAGGATACAGCCCGAAGACAGCGGAGTGCATAGGCTCTGAGAATTTGCAGAAGCCTTATCTTCGCGAATATATAGATGAACAGTTAAAGAAGAAAGAAAACGAACGCATAGCGAAAGCGGACGAAGTACTTATGTTCTTAACAAGCATTATGCGCGGTGAAATTACAGAGCAGTCACCGCTTGTTTTAGGAAAGACGTTTAAGGTGCTGAATAAAGAGCCGAGCATTAAGGATCGGCTAAAAGCTAGTGAACTCTTGGGGAAACGCTATGCACTCTTTACAGAGAAGCATGAATTAAGTGGGAACTTAGGTCTAAGTATTAGTGTAGACTACGGTGAAGAAATTGAAGAAAATTAGTGTACCAATGAATGAAGTTTTCAGAAAAGTTAATACAAGCAGGAAAAGGTATCGTGTACTTCGCGGATCCGCTGGTAGCGGAAAGAGCGTTAACGTTGCCACGGACTTCATACTCAAACTGTCAGATCCTTGCTACAAAGGTGCTAACTTGTTGGTAGTGCGCAAAGCAGACGTGACCAATAAACATTCTACTTATGCGGAACTAAAGGGTGCTATTTTCCGAATATTTGGCGACCAGTGGGAAAGTTATTGGTCTATTAAACTATCACCTCTAGAGCTAAGATGCAAGATTACGGGTAACATGATTATCTTCCGCGGAATGAACGACGACCGCGAGCGAGAGAAAATTAAATCCGTCAACTTTGATCACGGTAAACTAACATGGATTTGGATAGAGGAGAGTACAGAGCTAGAAGAAGCGGACATAGATATACTGGATGACCGTCTACGTGGACAGTTGCCAAAAGGGTTATACT